GCATGGTATGACTTCTTCAGGGAAGTGAACGCAAACCAGATGACACGCTGGGTGACCACAGGTCGCATCAGCCCCTGGGTGCTATATAATGCTAGCAGCGCAGAGTCGGCGCTCAAGCGTTGCACGCCGGAGCAGATTGGTATGATAGCAGGCATAGCACCAGCACCACAGTGGTCGCTGAAGTTCAACAGAGACAAAGAGAGCACTACCTTCGTCAAGGACACTCTCAAGAAAGCAGGACTATGATGGCAGAGATAGCAGACATGTACGGGGCCAGTGACGATGCAGAAATCGTCACAGCTGATATCAAACGACCTGTGATCAAGCAGGGCATGATCACTGAATTCGAAGTGAACGGACAGCGCATACGCACCATAGATCCCACATATGTGACATTGATAGAAAATCGCTTGGCCCAGACAGAACAGCTGGTGCAGGAACTGCGCAACGAGATCAATCGGATCAACAACAGCATCCGCACACGCCGGGCTGAAACCGCACAACTACAGAGGCAGCTTGACGGCAAGATCGATCGACAGTAGGATAAGTGATGTTAAATCGCGGTGATATCGACATAGATTTTGCGCACAGAGAACAGGCACTGTCTGGCCTGCGTCATACACCCGCCAGCATCATCAAGGATGGAAAGATCACGCGACACAACACAGGTGTGTACTTCCATGCCGTGCCCACGGATCCCATAACTGGACTGTGCAGCTTGGACTATAATGCTGCCGAAGATCGAGGATTCTTCAAGATAGACATGCTGAACGTGGGCGTGTATGAGCATGTGCGCGATGAAGAACATCTCAGAGATCTCATGGAACGCCCGCTGGATTGGGCAGTGTTCACAGATCCCAGCTTCGTAGCCAAGCTGTTCCACTTGGGCAACTATGGCGACCTCTGTGCCAGATTGCGACCAACCAGCATTGAACACATAGCCATGATCTTAGCGCTGATCCGTCCAGGCAAGAAGCACCTGCAATCTAAGTGTGAAACACAGGATTTCGACAGCATCAAAGACGAGATCTGGGTCAAGACCGAGCAAGATACCTACAGTTTCAAGAAAGCACATGCGATTTCTTATGCAGTTTTGGAATATGTTCATGCCAACATTTTGCTTGAACAATCTTAAATCTGTGTTAGTATAAGCAATCAGAGGAGCAATCAAATGGCACGCACCAAGCTAGAATTCCAAGTAATCAGCGATATGTTTGGTACCAACGTCCAGATGGTGGACGGAGATGAGATACACCCAGTTGGAATAGATCTCAAGTACGATCCAATTGCCAAGCTGAATGCCAAGCTCAAGAAGGGCTATCTGTTTCGCAATCCCCGCGCCACTCCTGCGTTGATTGCTACTATCTGGGACACGGTAGAAAATCTCACAGGTGCTGTGAACGTGTGGACTGAAGTTGAGCGCGAAGATGGCAAGGATCCTCAATACATCAGCTACGTGAGAATTGCCGAAGCCGGTGATGCTACCATGTTTGCGTTCAGCCACAATGAGTTTGAAAAGTGGGGTGACGACAAGGAAAAAGCTGATGCCAAGTCACGCAAGGCGGCTAGCAAACCACTTAAGGTGCATGTGACCAAGGATGGTCGCATTCGTGCAAAAGTCACAGTAGAGACACTGGGAGACTAAGCGTGCTTGACCAGCTGTATGGTCCTGCGCTTAACTCGCTTGTTCATGAGATCCTTGAGGTTTACCACAGGACCTTGTAGGATCTCAGTGTCCTTCATGCTGAAGATGCGCAGATGACGTTTGAAAAGATAAAACCTTTCACGCACAAACATGTTGATTGGTATCTGTCGGTTGCTTTCCCACCACCATACATCACCACATTCTAAAAATTCTCGCTTCATCGCATCGGTGAAAGTGTTATCCATCACATACATGTGCACAAATGCATTGTCTGCATGCTGCACTATGCCCAGATATTCCTTGTCTAAATGACTTATTATAGTGAGGAACGGGAACTTTTCCTGTAACACCTGCTTGGTATCTGACATATTGTTCCTAATTGCGTGTGGTGGTATTTATAAATATACAAAGTATCGATGGAACAATATGTCAGGATCCTATGCCAACGGTCTTCCTCTACAGCTTCAAGGAATACGTGCAACTCCTGCAGTTCGATGCAAACCCGCAACTGGTGAATTGGCCTATGACCATATATGATACCAAGCTTTACAAAGGCGTGACCAACACCATAGACTTTGTCATTCGCAACAATGAGCGCCGTCCGATCAATCTTGTTGGTATCGAGCTTGAAGCATTCATACAGGACCAATCCACTGGCGAGATAGTGCTAACCAAGAGGGTAGATGTCACTGTGGCCATCCAAGGCAAGGCACAGCTGAGGTTGACACCTGGCGAAGTGGAAGATCTTGCTGCTGGATACTACAATTACAGCATACAAAATACCGATGTTAATGGCATATCTCAGTTGTTTTATACAGATATCAACCAACGCGGCATAGGTAATTTTGAGCTATTCGATGGCGTGTTACGCACCATGGTACCTGCCACAGAGGTGTTAGCTGAGCAATTCACCCAGACTCCAATTGGCAACAACGACGATGTCATGTTCGTCACAGGGGCATTTCCGGGTGATGCACAGACACAGCGTGCTAACGGCATGCACACAGTTGCAGTTTATCAAACCAGATTCCTTGGCAAGTTCTTCATTCAAGCTAGTCTAAGCAATAATAGCCCACTGCCCAGCGAATGGTTCTTCATACCATTGGTACCTGGTCCAGATCCACTTTATACTTTTGATTATACTAACAACCAAGGGCCTGGTCCAACACTGTTTAACTTTGACCTAAACGCATACTGGGTTAGATTTGGCTACATTCCGATATGGAGCGGAATTGATAGTCCTATCAATGTGGATGCATTTGCGCAGCTGATCGTCAATGACGGTGTTTTTCACAAAATCCTGTACAAATCTTAAGTTGGCATTATAATCGGAGCATGGCTCTGATGCATCAACTAGTGGCTGAGAATCTACCACAGAAACGCAAGACCAGTCCCCGCGGCTGGCTGATGTTCAATGCTCCTTGTTGCACTCACAGAGGCCATGGCCGTGACACACGCATGCGCGGTAACATGCTGATCTTACCAGATGGCCACATTGCCTACAACTGTTACAACTGTGGTTTCAAGACTGTGTTTGACAATGTCAACATCAGCAGGAACTTTGAGAACCTCATGGATTGGATGGGTGTACCCAGCGAGGATATCCGCAAGGTCAAGCTAGAAGTCTTGCAGAACAAGCTGAACGGTGTGACAGCAGTGTCAGATCACGCTGAATTGAACTTTGTGCATGACTTCAAGGAAGTTTCATTGCCTGAAAACGCACGACCAATACAAGTGGTGATGGAAGACGACGAGCTCAGTGAGCAGTTTGGAACATGCATAGACTATTTAAATAGCCGAGGCACAGCTGTGGGCGAAGGCTGGGATTATCACTGGACACCCAGCACCAAATGGAACCTAGATCAGCGCATTGTCATACCCTTTTATTATCGCGATAAGATAGTGGGTTGGACTGCCAGATATGCTGGTACTCCTCCGTCTGGTACTCCCAGATATTACAACAGTGATCTGCAGACTGGATACCTGTTCAACTGTGATGCCATAACCAAGGGCAATCGTAAATATATCATACTGGTTGAAGGTCCATTTGATGCAATAGCAGTGGATGGTGTGGCAGCACTGGGTAGCAAATTGAGCAAGCAACAGCTGAGTTGGCTCAACAGTACCGATCGAGAGATAATACTGCTGCCGGATAGGCAGCGCAACAACCAAGGGCTGATAGATATAGCATTGGAACAAGGTTGGAGCGTGAGTTTTCCAGACTGGGAAGATGATGTAAAAGATGCAGCAGATGCCAGTTGCAGGTATGGGAAACTGTTCACTCTGCGCACAATAATAGACAGCAAGACCAACAGTGCCTTGCAGATTGGCACCAAACGCAAGATGTTCAGATGAAGGGGATGACGGATGGCAGATAGATTTGGCAATGAAGAAAAAGAGACCGTCACAGATTACAACGAGGACAAGCAGAAGCTGCTGATCAACGTGTTGTTGAGCAGCGAAGACATCTTCACTCGCTGCGTGAACATCGTCAATCCCAAATATTTTGTGGCCAAGCTCAGACCAGCAGTGCGTTATATGGTCAAGCATGCTGAGGAATATCGTGTGCTGCCAAAGATAGAACAGGTTAATGCTGAGACAGGATTGGACTTTACACACATTGGTGACATCAGTCCCGGTCATCAAGATGCATTCTTGGATGAGATCGAAGGCTTCTGCAAGAACAGAGCACTTGCAGATGCTGTGCTCAGCAGTGCTGATCTCATAGACAAGGGCAACTATGGTGAGGTTGAGAAGCTGGTCAGAGAAGCTATATTGGTCAGCTTGCAGAGCGACTTAGGCACAGACTATTTTGATGATCCTCGAGCTAGATTGCTGAAGATCAAGGACAAGAATGGCCAGTGTACCACTGGATGGAAATCTGTGGATGACAAGCTTTATGGTGGTATTAACCGAGGTGAAATCACAATCTGGTGTGCAGGCTCTGGTGTGGGCAAGAGCTTGTTCTTGCAGAACATTAGTTTGAACATGGTCAAGCAGGGTTTGAATGTGGTGTACATCACGCTGGAGCTCAGCGAAGAACTGACTTCCATGCGCATGGATAGCATGCTCACTGAGGTTGGCAGCAAAGAAATCTTCCGCAATCTTGATACTGTTGAACTGAAAGTCAAGGCAGCACAGCGCAAGAGCGGACTGCTGCATGTACGCCAACTGCCACAGGGCAGCACAGTGAACGATATCAAAGCCTATCTCAAGAACTATGAGATTGAAACGCAGAAGCGCTGTGATGTGATCGTGGTTGATTACTTGGACTTGTTGTATCCCAACAACAAGAAGATCAATCCCAGTGACTTGTTCATCAAAGACAAGTTTGTCACTGAAGAGCTGCGTGGTTTAGCAGTTGAGCGAAACATGGTATGTGTTACAGCATGTCAGCTGAATAGAAGTGCCACGCAGGAACAAGAACATGATCACAGCATGATCTCGGGTGGTATCTCCAAGATCCAGACCGCAGATAACGTGATATCCATCTTTGCCAGCGCAGCAATGAAAGAGCGCGGGCAGTATCAAGTACAGTTCTTGAAAACACGTAGCTCAAGCGGTGTTGGCAGCAAGGTATATCTGGGCTTTGATCAGAACACACTGAAGATATTTGACTTGGATGAAGAGCAACAAAACATGCTGCAGGGCGGCGGCGCGGGTGCAGATGTGTTCAATGATCTGCGCAGGAAGAACCTAAATCCTCCGCCTAGAGGCATGAGTGACACGCCAGCAGCAGCCAGGCCCGGGGTTGACATTAGCAAGAGTTTGGGTCAGCTCAGCAGCTTGACCAGTTTGATTAGGCGATAGGTTTCTTATAGATCTGGCGTAGGCGATTTACCGCCTTCTGTGCATTACTGGTATCTGTGCTCATCAATTTGGTGAACGCAGCTGCAAGTTCTTTGAGCTGATCTGGATCAGTTGGCTCTGTGCCACTGCGTAGCTGATTAAATGCTGTTTTGAATAGTTGTGTGTTTTCCAAACCTAGATCATCGGCCAATGAACTAAGGCTGAACTTCTCAGCAGTGGTATCGCGAGGTTCGGTCATGACCTTTTCTATGTCTGCGTCGTCCTCAGGTTGATCTTCTGTGCCAGCTTCTGGAGCAGCAGCAGGTTCTTCGACCGGTGTTTGAGCAGCAGCAGGAGCAGCAGTATCACCAGTGCCTAGTATTCCAGCATCTGCCTCAGCGAGACGGCGCATCAATTCGCGCATTGCATCTGATTGAAGTGTGATGTTCATGATAGACTCCGGATGATTTACAAAAGGTATTTATCGAGCAGAAGGCTGTAACTAAATAATGAACCTAGCATGAGGATCACCATGGCTGACAAGATCAACAGCTTTATTGACGAATTGGATAAGTTCGTCCCTGCCAAAAGCAAACACACGGTGATAGAAAGCCGAGCTAGCCATGTTATTGCCAGCGCCATAAACCTTGTGCAGCTCATACGTGAGAATTACAGTGAAGAAGATGCACAGGATCTGATCAAGAGATTGCATCGCAGCATAATGAGCGAAGATCATCGCAAATTTGGCAGGAAGATCAAGGAATTACGAGGTATAAAGCCGTGAGAGTCAGCGAGTATGCACCAAATACTAAACAAGAATTAGACGAAATTTGGGCTGGTCTCAGAGGTATTGCTAAATGGTTATCCACTGTGGTACCCAGTGACAGCACTAGCATGATGGGCGGCCGAGCCGAGATGCAGGACTATGTGAATAAAAATGTGCGTGATATGATGCGGCTGGTTGGGCGATACACTGACAAGAACGATGGTCCAATAACCAATAAAACGTTGCACGAGCTGCCAATACGCGCAGTCTATCTGTTTATGCGAGGCGGTCTGAAGCTGTCCGATACTGAGATACAAGCAATCATGCAGGCAGCTAGTAAAAATCGTAAATTGGAGCGTTTCAAACCTGCCAAGATCATCACAATAAATGATATGAAGGGTGATGCAACATTGGACGAGCTGTGGCCTGGTATCAACAGCGATAATGCAACAGAGATACTACAAAAGCTGATCGGAATAGCCAGTGTGCGTAGGATGGAACAACTACAGTTTGGCGATGTTGATCAAGGTACTCAGCAAGTTAATCAAAAAGTTAACACACAAACATATCAAAAATCTAGCAAACAAGCAGAGCCTGCTGCAACCACGCAGTCTGCAGCTGCTGCAGCTCCCACCGCGCCAACTGCAAGAAGAGTTGCGCTACAGCAAGCATTAAATCAACTATTGAGCCAGCCATGAAAGCACATGAATTCCGAGACGAACTATTTGAGTCATTAGCAGATGGCACTGATCCCAGGACAGTACGTCATCTCATTGAGATGCGCGATCAATTTTTAAAGCCATACGGTGCATGGTTACGCAAAAAGATCAACGAACGCCAGCTTAATGAAGAGTCTACGATAGACCCTGATACATGGCAGAAGATAATGGCCGATGTTGAATTACTCAAACAGGGCCAAGATATCGCCAAAACTACCTTGGCAGATATAATTCCTCCAGATATACAACAAAAATACTATGCTAAGATACCGGATGCTAACAAAAGTACACCAGTACAAGGATATGCAGCAAAGATCAAGACTGCATTATCAAACGTCACAGATGGTACTGCTAAACGAGAATTGCTACGGCTAGCACAAACTGCGATAAAGAATCCAAATCTGCAGAGTCTGGCACTAACTGCAGTGTCTGGTGCAGCTGGTGCAGCTACACTATTAGCCACAGCGAATCCTCAAGCAGCGGGTGCAGTAGCAGGCGGATTGGCAAGCATTGCTCGTGCCAAGATAGCAGGGCAGGATTGGAAATCAGCAGCAAAAGCAGGGTTGGAAGGTGCGGCTATGGGCCTAGCTGCGGGAGCCATAGGCGGATTGGCAGCCACAGCCATGGGCCAGCTTGGCCACATGATGATGACTAACACAAGCACCGCTGCACCGATCGCCGATGCATCTCATCATAAGAGCATAGAAGACGATCTCAATGCTCTCAAACAGATGGCCAAGGATGGCAAGATAACTGATCATGCCAGCTACGAGAAGGCTCTCGATACCATTGTTGCTACACACAAAGGTGAGCACAAGAACATGGATTTTGAGTATCAACAGGCGCGAAAAGATGAGCTAGATCTCATGGCCGGCGGCGAAGCAGCTCGCGCACACGGTGGTAAACTAAGCGGCGGCAGTGCAGCCATAGAAAAGTCATTTGTTGAGCTAGAAAATCCAGCTGCTGCCAAGGGATTTAACAAGGATATTGCAAGCGCTGATACGATGCGCAAGGCAATGTCAAATGCGGCATCTGGAAAGTACACTCCTACCCAGAATGATGATAGTGAATTTGAAGAATCTATAGCCGTATCTGCATCTTTAAGAAGTCTCCGAGAAGCTGATAATTTTGATAGGAATACCACTAATCTTTACAAAAAACTATTAGCTGATAATATTTCGCAAGATGACATTAAAGCAATCTTTAAGAAATACCAGATGGAAATTCCAGCAGCAGCTGCTACCCCTGCAGCATCTGCTGCACCATCAACAGCCAGTCAGCCTATCAAGACAGGTGATGCTGAGATAGACAAATTGGTTAATGACAAGCTATCAATCGAAGGCAAAGATGCAGCTATCGCACTGGCCAGAGAACTGCTTTATCAGGATCAACAAGCAGCCTTGAAAACTCTACGCGGTATCAAAGGTGAGATAGCCAGATTGACACAGGCAAATGCCAGAACAATCTTAAGCAATCTACAGCGCCAAGGCATACAAGAAGCAGATGCTGCTCTTCAAACGTCACAGACGCCTGCAGCACAACCTGCTCCGGCTCCGGCACACCCAGATATAGTACAGCAATTGACTTTGGCTATCAGCAGGATACGCAATCAGGATCAGTTACAGGCATTACTACGAGATCTGCGCACAGTTGGTAATATTACCGCTGCTAAGCCAGTGGCTCAACCGAGAACCAAACCTGTGACTGCGAAACCAACAGTACCAGCACCAGCACCAGCAGCCACACCAGCACTAGCTGCTGCTACGCCGCCTGCAGCTGGATCACAGCTTGAAGGACGTCGACGTGCGCCATAGTGATATAATCATACCGCAACGTTGGTTCATAACTGAAGCCAAGGCCAGAATAGACCATCCAGAAGATTTGGTGTTTGAAGAAGGATCTGCTGGGGCTAAGCGTGCGCTCAATGCTCTCATCCAAGCTGCTGAACAACCACACACAGTAACCATAAAGTGGGATGGGAGCCCTGCGCTGATATTTGGTCGCGATGCTGACGGATTCACGCTCACAGACAAGAGCGGATTTGGCAGCAAGAAACCAGGCGGAATGCCTCGCAGTGCCAGTGATCTAAATTCCATGTTGTTCATGCGCAAGCCGGACGAGCCTGGCAGGCAGGATTACGCCCAAAGCATAGCAGGATTGTACGACATGCTTGAACATGCAATGCCTGCAGACAAGCAGGAATATCTCACGGGAGATGTATTGTGGACCAAAACACCAGAAGTGGTTGACGGTTATTATGTGTTTAAACCCAGTAAGATAACCTATCGTATCCCTGTGGACAGCCCTCTGGGCAAGCGTATTGGCAATAGCCGTGCTGGTATAGCAGTACATAGCAGGTTTGACAGCAGAGAAGATACTGAACCGCGTGCTATAGGTGACATCGAAAGCAGTGGTATGCGTGAAGTACCAGGATTGGTTATCATGGGACCGGAGATACGCGATCTCGAGAGCACAGCATTGCCAATCAAATCCATCACGACGCTGCGCAATTTCATTGAAAGCAACCGTGCTGCTATAGATAGATTTTTAGATCCTGCTAGCTTGGCAGCAAGGCAGCTTACTAATTTACCCGAACTTATGAAGAAATATGTAAACAGCAGAGCATATGCCGGCACACAAGGTCTGGAAGATGCTGCTAATGGTTTTTTGACATGGGCCAAGAGTAATATCAAAGATCTCACTGATCGTAAACGAGAGAATCTGCTCACATGGATCAATGAGAACCCCAAGGGCTATGGGGCTGCTTGGATGGTTGCTGATCAACTTACCAAGCTCAAGGATCTGTTGAAACGCAATGTAGATGCACAGGTAGGCGGCACAGTCAAAGCAGATCTACGAGACGTGCCAGGACACGAAGGTTATGTTGCAGACACGCCTAGTGGAAAGATCAAACTGGTCAACAGACCCCACTTCATGAAGAAGGATGCACAATCATGAGAATCAAGGACTTAACCAAGAAAGACGGTGAATTCCCTGATATAACAGAGAGCGCTAGCGGCGGCTCTACAAGCGCTGGAAATGTAGCTAGCATAGCCAATCCAATGGGTAATATCAATCGTCGACCTAGCCTTTTTGGTTATATTCCGTATGATGAACCACAACAGAAGCCAAAGAAGACCAAGATATCCCGTAAGCGCAGCTGATATGAGCTGCGGTATAAATAATCCTAGCAAAGCAGTTTTGCATTAACTCTTAGGAGAGAAAAAATGACTGATCAAGTAAATGGTAATTACCGTTCTGGTTCGTTCCTCAGTGGACAGCCACAGTGGTTCTCGTTCGCTACCCTGGTACCAGTTGGCCAGACTAACGTTGATACCCCTGTAGTGGACCTTCCTGGTTATCAGGTATATGCCACCCTTGGTACATGGACAAACTACACCGTGACCAACGGTGCTGGTACCCCTGTAGTCTACACCAGCCTCAACCAGTACCTCAATGCGTTCTATCAGCAACAGAACTACAATATCCTCGTGAATACATTCGCAGGACGTGGTAACCCTGTACAGGTAAGCATTGGTACATTGCTAGCTAGCATTAACGGTGCTGCTATCAACCCATACACCAGTGCATATTTTGCTCAGGCTGGTTACTACAACAACATCACTGGTGCAGTCACCAGCGTGTTTGGTTCAAGCTACAATGCTACAGCAACGTATCCAGTATACATCGTCAATGTAAGCACTGAAAAGAACAATGTTTGGGAAAGCTACCTCAACAATAACTACAACACCGGCACAACTGCTGACAACACCAACAATCAGGGTTACCTGATCCTTGGCAACAACACGCTGTACGGTGGTCTTGACGGCTTGCTCTGCTACGATAACCAGAGCAGCCAAGCACTCAGTGGTTCAACCAACAGCAGCGCAGCAGCTACAAACAGCACCTTCGCTACCACAAACACTGTTGCTCCATATGTGAACACGTTCATCACCAGCAGCGCAAGCCTCACCAACACCATGGCTGCTCTCACTGGCGCACTCCCAGGCGGCTTGATCTAATAGATCAAACCCACAGGGTACTAACACAGAAAGGGCACCTCCGGGTGCCCTTTCGCATGAATAGCAACTAAATATCACACTGGGGAGAGCAAGCAATGCTGCTGGATGAAGTATTTGAAGGTGTCAAGCGTATCAAGAAGGTCTGGATCCGCAAGTACGGTCAGCTGGCCAAGGTTGACCGCGAAGTTGGCCCACAGCAAGATCTACCCAAGCTCCCTAAGCCAATGTTCCCCATTAAGAAACCAAGGTACGCTGATCCAAATGCTTGAATTCATACGTGCCATAACCTCGGAGGATGATGACATGAGACGTCTCAAGAAATTCGCACAGGTAGATCTCAACGGCGCAGAAGGTCTCTATGAGACCACTGCTGACCGTTTCAGTCGCCAAGCGAAACATCATCTCAGCCAAGGAGAGATCGCAAATGCTGTGCATATATCTCAGTATGAGATAGGTGAGCAGGTGCTGTACGAAGGCAAATTAACACAAGTGCGCATAGCACAAGGTCCACGTAACACAGTGGGTATAATAGATAAAGGAAATCTCAAGATGGTACATGAGAGCAAGATAAGCAAGAGAATAGAAGAAGGCGTGCTGGGCGGTGTACAAGCTATGCCAACAATCAATCGCATGATGCAGCTGGCTGGCTTAGAACATAGCGGTGCTGTGGTAGCAGAAGAAATCGCGGGTTTCGATATCAGTGAAGATGCCAACGATGACATGCTAGATAAATTACAGCAATCTGCCGAAGCTATGCCGCAATACAAAGGCAATGCAGAAGCAGCCAGATTCTACGCCGCAGGCAGCATATTAGCAATGCTTGGTAAGAGTTTTGCTGACTCTCCGCCGCAAACAGTGGTTGGTCAACAGAAGCTGCAGGCATTGAATACACTGACTGCTATGGGTGCTGATTTCATTAAGTCTGCAGATAGCATGGCAAAAGCCGCAGCATCTGGTGCAGCAACACAGTCATGAAGTTCCTTGAAATCACAGGTGGATTGATGGTTCCAGTCAGCAATGACGAGATGCTGGTCAGCGAGCGTGTGAGAGGTCACGGTGCTCCCTTGCCTAGAAGAGAACTTAACGAACGCGAGCAAGAGCTGGCTAGACAGTTGGTGTTCAGAGGTGTGCTGGACCGTGCATTTATTGACGGGCGCACCTATTACACCTACAATGATATTGAATATGTGGAGAGAGACTGATGACCGTGGTCACTGATGCAGAACGCGAGGCCATGGCCCGCATGATGGCCATAATGAATGGTGAAGCACCGCCGGCATCTGGCAGCAACGGAAATCAAATGGTCACAGAAAGCCTCAGCACCGAAGGCGGGCCAGGTAGCCCAAGCCAGGCCGAAGTGCATGCTATGGCTCGAGTGTTAGAAAATCTCAACAGAGTGACCAATGAGGTGATAATGGAGAGCAGTCCAGATGAGAAACTGGGTGCACGGACTCGCAGAGATCACAGCAGTGTCAGCGTAGGTGAATACAAGATTGAGATACATCTCAATGAACAACGCGCAGCTGGCAAGCAGTTTTATAGCATTGAGCACAGCGGCACTGGTATGGTCATTGCCAACGATATCACTTTGTATGAGGTGGCACTAGCGGCAGTGAAGATGCTAAACAATCACAAATATGTGAATAATCCCACTGTGCGCCGATTGTTTGAACTAGACGATCATTATACCAGCTGCAAGATCGATGCCATGAGCAGCAAAAAGGCACAGAGGCGTGCTGAGCAGCGCGGTGACATGATCAAGGAAGATATCTACGCAACTAAATTCCAGAAAGCTCTAGACACTGCTGGAAGCATTAAACGCGACATCAAGGCGATCCTCGAAGATGCCAGTAAAGCTAACCGATAAAGCCATAGAACGTTTTGGCCAGCTAAGGATAGATAATCCTTGTGCCCCACGCATAGAAATCCGTGCTGGCGGATGCAATGGATTTGAAAAACATTTTGGCTGGACCGATGCTGTGGACGCAGACGACATGATCATAGACACAGCCACAGGTCCAGTGGTGATCGACAAGATCAGCTATGACCTTCTGGACAATGCCACAGTGGATTACAAGACTGATCTTGCTGGTGCATATTTTGTCATAGACATACCAGAAGCAGCCAGCACCTGTGGTTGCGGCACCAGTTTCAGCCTTTAATAATACACTCTTCCCTCCCTGCTATAGCTAAATAAATACCAGCAATCCAAGCAATAAGGCCGGCTGGCCAGGAGAGGTTTCCATGTTCGTTGATGATGTAAAAACAAGCGCAGAGCACAGGCTCGCCCAGATAGCTCACACACTGAAGCATGTGTATGACACAGAGCTAACACTAGATGAGTCAAGCATAGACGAGCTTGCGGCCATACACGACAGCAGCGAGATAGTCAAGAACAGCATAGTCAGCGAGAGTGCTTTTAACAGCTGGCACAGCAATCCAACTTATACCAAGCACATGTTGATTATGGAAGCAGTGCGATTGTACCTCACAGAGATAGCACCAAGGCGTCGTCCACGAAACCTCCGCGAAAGCGAAGAAACCAATCTTAGCGAGAGCCATGCTACCAAGGTTGGTCGTTGGATGATGGACTTTGCAGAAAAGGCCAATACCAAGGATGACAAGCTGCTGGCCGTGCTGAACAGCTTTGGCCGGGTGGGTGAAGATCTAGTGCGTCTGGGACAACCATTCTCACCAAAGAGCATGAAAGACCTCGTTGCTTACTACGAAGCCCGCGTTGGTGATACCAACGACGACGAGGATGATCGCAGGCAGGCTAAAGAAAACCTCATGGCATTGCGCATGGGTCACAAGATGTACGACAAGCATCACTCAAAGAAGACTGAAAAGAGCGCACCTGTTAAAGAAGAGTCTGCAGCACACATGGCAGACACGGTTGCAGCAGCACACAGCATGGATCCAGAGCTAGCAGCACTGATGAGGAAGTATGGTGTTGATGCTGGGCATGAGATGGACGAAGAGATCACAGACGAGGGCAACGAATTCACTGGAGCATTAGCAGCTGCCAAAGCTGCACACAAGGATGAGTTTGAAGTAGGCGGTAAAACTTTCAAGGTTAATGAACAGATGACCAGCAGGATAGCACAGGCACTCAACGAAGAACACATGCAGCATCATGATTATCAGGCCAGCATGGCACGCAGCGAGTTATATCGCAATGCCAAGTATGGCATGGACATGCTGAAGATGATCCGCAAGGAAGACGAGATTGAGCCTTGGATAGCTAGCTGCTTGACCAAAGCTGCTATGAACCTGGACAAGATCTATCACTACATGGACTATTATCAGCATGCAGAACCAGGCGTGCTAGGTGAAGATGCTCCAATGGCTGACTACAGCATGGACGATGAGGACATGGGTGGCGACGAAGAATTAGGCGAGACCAGCGGCAGCATTGCACGCATGAATCTGCTTGAGATTGTCGAGTACAGCATCAAGCTGTTCCAGATGATACAGCCAGGTGACCATCTAGAGGGCTGGGTAGCTATGAAACTGACCAAGGCCAGCGAGGGTATTAGCAGTAGCAAGCACTTCTTGGACTACAAGGCATTTGAACGTCATGCTGGCGAAGACATGGGCCTAGAAGAAAGTCGGTATGGATTGGTAGCACGCATACTGCGCGAAGCTGCTGAGACACCTGAACAGGATCTGCAGCAGGCTCAGACGCTGATTGCTGCCAAGAGCATCAGTGATGATCTACAGAGCATGGCAGAAAAGGTAGCACGCATGGGCGTGGACGATCTCATGCCGTTAGTAGATACCATGAAGACGCAGTTTGGACCGGAAGCTGCTGATGGATATAACGATGTAATGAAGGCGCAGCTTGAAGAACTGCTGCAAAGCGTGCAGACTGCTAAAGATCAAAGCGATGATGCTGTTTTAGCTCTGCAAGGCGGGGGTATCCCCGGACAGGGTGCCAGTGATATCGAAAACATGGACATGGAACTAGGTGCAGCGCCAATGGCTCCAGAAGCAGGGGCTGGAGATGGCATGGGTACTATGCCAGCAGCAGCTGGCGGTGAAGAGCCATTAGGTCGTGCCAAAAAGGCAGCACCGGGTGAAGAACCAGAACTGGCAGAAGGTCGCAAAAACGTATCTGAAAAGTGGGGCACTGAGATGCACACCGCTGAGAAGGACAAGGGCAAATGGGATGGTTATACCATAGCTGATCTCAAGGCCAAGAAAAAGAAGCTTATGGACAAGGAAGAGCGCAGCGCAGCTGAACAGAAGACTGTGAAGCAGATTGATTTTGCTATACGTGCCAAGCAGAAAGACAAGTTTGGTACCATCAAGAAAGAAAGCGTAGACGAAACCAAGGGCAAGAAGCCAGACTTTCTTGATATCGACAAGGACGGTGACAAGAAAGAACCAATGACCAAGGCTATCAAAGACAAGGCCAAGAAAATGGACGAAGCTGCTAAGAAGAGCAAGAGCCCATTTGCCATAGGCATGTGGCAGGCCAAGAAAGAAGCTGGCATGGATCCAGACAAGCCTGCACACGATCTTCCAAAGAAAGTTGTTAAGAAGGCACATGAGATTGGCAAGAAGATCGAAGGTACAGATGAGAGCATTGCGCGTCTTGGCAATCTGGTAGAAAAGGCGCAGCGCGGCAAGCGTAAATATGAAGCTGATCTCGCAGAACACCGTGCAGAATTTGCTCAGCGTCTAGCAGAAGGCAAGGTCAAAGACCTGCTGAAGAGCGGACAAGGACTAGAAGGCGATCTCCTTGAGAAGAAGATAGCTGAAGTCACATCCATGGCAGATGATCTAACTAATCAAATACGTGTGCTTGAAGCAGACAGCAATGCAAAGCTACTAACAGCGATCAAGGAAGAGCGCAAAGCGGCGCGTTTTGCAACAGCTAAGTCTACCAAGCCGTGGGGTGTTATGTACGAGTCGCAGGGCAAGCGCAAGACCAAGTTCTTTGAAGATCAGAAGGCACGTGATTATTGGGCACAGCTCAATGATAGTTTGAAGCCTGCGCTGATTAATCCAGAGCACTTTGACCGTGTAGCAGCCAAGTGAATTGGTGAACACTGATGAGGTACAGCGAAATATCAAGCCTACCTAGCAGCCCTGAGGAAGCAGAAAATGCTATGTTGGATCTCATCACTGTTTATCGCAGCAAGGATGCAGCCAGCATACCAATGGATGAGATCCTAAGCGTTCTTCACAATCAGGGTTTTGATGCTAATATACGCTGGGTTATGGACAATCTCAAAGACAAGAGTGGTGTAAAGAGGATCACACCAAATGAAGTGATTCTCCAGCAAGACACTGTACCAGACAGCGAAGCGTCAGACGACGAAGCCAACGCAAGTGAAGATAAGGTCGCGCAGATGGCAAGTAAAGCAGCAAAGAAGAGCATGAGCAATGGCAGTTAACGGTGGTACTACAGCTAGCAGCATCTTTATCACAGCTGCGGATGCACGACAGAATCCAATTCGCGAAAGAATCGTGTTTGACGAAGGCACTGCAATCAGCGCAGCTGTGCTGGAAGCTGTCCGCACCGGCTTCTATAATGCCCTGGTAAACCAAGGTACTACCATGACACAGAATGCTGGTATAAATGAACCAGTCTATAACATTAACGACACTTCTAGCACGTTTGAAATACCAAATCATCCTTATAACACTGGCGAAGCAGTATTTGTCAACAGCACAGGCGAATTACCAAGTCCACTGATGATCAATGTTCTGTACTATGTGATATATGTGGATAAAGACAACATACGATTAGCTGCTACAAAGCAGGAGGCACTGTCTAAAAGACCAATTAATATCAGCCTTAGCAGCGGTGTCACTGCTATCAATCTCATCAACCAAGGCACAGGATACACTGCAACGCCCACTGTGACGATATCCGGTGGTAATGCCACAGTGAATGCCACTGTGCAGGCCTATCTAGCACCATATGGTAGCGTTAGCTATATAGTGGTAGGCTCCAACGGCAGCGGTTATCACTATCCGCCATCTGTGTCAATAGTATCACAGGGCAGCGGAGCCACAGCGGGTTCAGCAACATTTACAGCAGTTACGGGGTTAATAAACCAAGTTGGTATAAACTATGCAGTAGGCGATGTGCTCACTGCAGTTGGTGGAACCGGTACAGCTACTCGCGCTACAGTTACGTCAACTTTTGGTAGCGGATCAGTGCAGACTGTGTCATTGACCACATCTGGTAATTACAGCATCTTGCCAAACCTAAGCAATGTCGTAACTACTGTGAGCCCAGGCGGCGGAACTGGTGCTACGTTGGATCTCAGCATGGGCATTGGCAGCATTTCCATATCCACTGCTGGCATACAATATACTGCTCCTCCATTAGTGACCATAGCAGGCGGCGGCGGATCCGGGGCGCTAGCATATACAACCTTATCAGCTGGAGTTGTGAACAGCATCAACATGTCATATCCTGGATCTGGATATGTGAGCCAACCTGCAATAACCATAACCAGTGGTAGCGGTGCCACAGCAGTTCCATATCTTGAACCCACAGGAGTTGGTAACATATTACTGACTTACAACGGCGGTGCATCATACACAGATGCACCTAGCATTACCATTGATTCTGTAGGGTCAGGAGCAGCTGTCAGCACTGTTTACATGCAGATGACAGGTGCCACACTGGCCACAGGAGGTGCTGGCAGCCAATATGTGGTAGGCGATACACTGATCATAGCCGGTGGTGCTGGTGCAGCCAGTGCAACTATAATGGTCAACGTAGTTGATTCTGCAGGATCTATCGTAAACTTTACCTTGATGACTGGCGGTCTTTACAACATATTACCTGTCATGCAAGGCAATGCAGTCTATGGCGGTAGTGGACAGGCTGCAAGCTTCAATCTCACAGCAGGTATCAACAGCTTGATTCTAAGCTCAGGTGGTACTGGTTACACTCAACCACCAACATTGTTGATCTCTACTGCAAATGGCCAAGGAGTGGGTGCCGAAGCCTATTGTATCCTATCGGGTACCACAGTCAGCAATGTTGTGGTTACTGCATCTGGTACAGGCTACACTCAGGTTCCCACTGCTACCATAACCAGCGGCAGTGGTGCCACAGCCACAGCCAACCTCACTGCTACTGGTGTGCAATTTGTCAACATGAGCAACACTGGCAGCGGTTATAGCTTTGCCACAGTGAGCTTTGCTAGCCAATTTGGCATTGGTGTCACGGCCAGCGCCACAGTGAGCAATGGTCAAGTAGCCAGTGTAACTGTGACATATCCTGGTACAGGATATGTGCAAGCACCAGAAGTGCTGATACAGGGCGATGGCACAGGGGCGACAGCCACTGCATTGCTGATACCCACGTCTGTGGCATCTGTGTCAATAGCCCAATATGGTAACAACTATACCAGCATACCAACGGTTAATATATCTGGGGCTGCCACGGCCAATGTGAGCTTGTATGGCACAGGTGTGCAGCAGATAGTGATGACCAGCGGTGGTGAATTTTATTCAAGCAATCCGCAGGTCAATGTTATTGCGGGTGCAGGTGAGACCGTACAACCAATACAGCCCAGCACCAGCGTGATAAGAGGTTTTAGCATAGCAACCATAGCCATAACTGATCAAGGGCAGGGCTACACGTCTATACCAATTGTGAGCATAAGCGCTCCTGAGAATCTAGGCAGCAATGCAGCGGTTGCAACAGCATCTATTGGTTATGGATCTGGTACGATGAGTGTGATACCCTATCCAGCCAGCTATGATTACTTCCAAGTTTGGCAGGGAGGTAATGCACTCGATCCTAACCTCACACGCCCATATGCTGATCAGATGGGTACCATAATCAACTACTTCACCAATCTGGGTTATACCATAACACAGCAGACCAATCCAAACACTAACAAGACATTCCAATGGAATGTGAAATGGTGAGATCATGAGAGCACACGAGTTTATCACTGAAGCTAGGGCTGCAAAACAATATGAACCTAGGGATATCGAAGATATCAAGTACGCATATGATCAGGGCTACAGTTATGAAGATATAGCCAACATGATAGGCACCACTAGGAATGATGTCGGCAACATGCTTAATAGATATTATGGCGGTAGGGAACGTCGTGCAGAGCACCTGGGAGGCGCACTTACAACCGACGACAAGGTAGCAATCACCTTGGCATTTGCAGATAAAAAAACCATATCTGAGATTGCAGCCGACATGGGCATACCACCTAGCTTGGTTAGGTCAGTGCTCACATCTCAATGGGGCATAGACACTGTAAAAGATGAGATGAAGGTTAGGCGATCAACACCTCATACCAGAGTAAAAGACAAGGTAACCAATGACATGATACAAGTCATGCGAGACGAATATAGTGAAGGCAAGAGTCCCGTAGACATTGCTAACAAATTGGGTAATGTAGTCAGCCATAGCACAGTGTTGCGCACCTTGAAATTACAACCTGATTGGAACGCACTCAGAGCTAAATGGGAAGCAAGGCGCAGAGCAATACGCCATGCGGCGCAAGCAAGCACTAAAATATCTAGACCTGGAACCATAGGAAATCTTCGCAGCAAGGGACCTGGTAGCAAGCATTCGTACAGGATGTTCTCGAGATACGAATAACATGCGCAGCACTCTACACGGTCCGGAAGCGTTCATGTTAAAGAGCAAGAAACCTCATGTGCAGGCCTTGGTTGCCAGAGCACACCACATGAGCATAGAAGAAATCGATGCTCTTTCAGAAAAGCCAGATGTGAAGCTGGGACTCAAGAACATCAAGAAGCAGGGCGATCAAGCTGCTTCGGCTTCCAGAGCAGAACTTTTGGCAGACATGATGATAGCAAAGTATCACCCCAACCTAATGGACAACAAATAATGTCATACCATGCATGGGATCCTAAAATTGAGACACATTGCATGTCACCTGAAAGTGTGAATCAACTAGTGTCAATACTAGCTCAATTGCCGACATCTGCGGTGATGTTGGAAGTTGGTTGTTACATAGGCGGTGTGTTATGCATCATGTCAGACTGCCGACCAGATTGCAGCATACACGGTATAGATGATGGCGAATGGAGCGGCAAAATAGGTAAAATACATCCTAAGCTGCCCGAAGGCCGCGTGATATTTGATTTGCAAGACAAGACTGCTGTGGAACGCTTTGAAGAAGTTATAGGCACACGTAAAAACATAACTCTGCATTTTGGAACATCTCCGGCTGGCGAAGTGTGCCAACTGTGGGAGACGCCGTTGGATCTAGTTCATATTGGATTTGATACTCAGGGATATGCTGTGTACATGGACAATATCAGCTGGTGGTGGACAAAGATAAAACCAAATGGTTGGATCACTGGCCAGGCCATATTAGATGGCAAGCAGGCCATTGACGATTTTGCTGCTGCCCATGAGTGTACAATTACCTGGATAGATCATTTTTTTGCATGTCACAAAGCCTAGCCTAGACAAATATCAAATTGTGTATTAGACTGTTAAGATGTATCTATAAAACAGGCACAGTAAACATGATAAAATACAATCCCATATACACCTACAAGAAGCTTGACAGGCAAGACGGCGGCGGACAGGGCCGAGTATATGTGGATGATGTGGGCAACAAGATACCTAGTGTTACGACCATACTCAGCAAGACCAAGGATATGAAACATCTCATTGCGTGGAAAAAGCGCATAGGTGAAGATAAAGCCAAGCAGATCACAGAGGAATCTGCAGGACTTGGCACAACCATGCACGCACATTTAGAAGCATACGTGCTAGGTGAACAGCGTCCAGGTGGCAACAACTATGGTAGGTTGATGGCGCAGCGCATGGCTGACACAGTGATTGCAGAAGGCCTCATCGATGTGGATGAAGTATGGGGTGTTGAGAGCCATCTTTATTACGAAAACCTTTGGGCAGGTACCACCGATTTGGTTGGCATGTACATGGGACGTCCTGCTATCATGGATTTCAAGACCACAATCAAGCCCAAGAAACGCGAGTGGGTCGAGGACTATCGACTGCAATTGGCTGCATATGCCATGGCACACAACAACATACACGGAACCAATATTGATACCACAGTGGTGTTCATGGTTAGCCGCGAATGCGAGTTCCAGAAGTTTGTGTGGACAGGGCAAGAGTTTGAGGAAAGCACCCTGTTGTGGAGCCAAAAAGTAGCTGATTATTATGAGCGTTTTGTATTCTGATCATATCATATGTGATGCTGTGGGAGATGTTGCATGTATCATGACACAGAAGAACTTGATGAATTGCACCAACTATTCGAGTTTATAGACACCTGGCGCGATCATACACCAGTAATTCCAGATCTATATCAACCGACACCAACTGATATACGCCGTTCATTGGGATATCTTACATTACAGTTGCCGTTTGACATTCCGCATCAAGCTATGTTAGCTGAGGCAAAGAAACTCAGAGAATTCTTTGTTGCTCACAGATCGGGCGGTGAGCATAGAGGTTGGAGAAGCTTGTGTCTCCATGGCATCAGCAGTGTGCATACTGAAAATCACGATCGCTATGGATTTGCCAACAGAGAATCTGCTGGCTATGACTACACTGATATCAGCAGATTTTGTCCTGTATCTACTGCGTTTTTCAGAGATGTATTAGGTTATGATAGCTATGATCGCGTGCGATTCATGCTCTTGGAACCAGGCGGTTATATACTTCCGCATGAGGATGTGGATTGGAAGCAGCTGGGTCCAATAAACATAGCATTGAACAATCCAGTTGGCTGTGAGTTTGCCATGGAACACTGGGGTTTGGTACCATTTTCGGAAGGTACGGCTAACATGCTGGCCGTAGGACATCGGCATGCTGTGTTCAATAACAGCAACGAAGATAGATATCATATCATAGTGCATGGTACCAGAGCAAACCAGTGGCAGAATTATATCTTAGATAGCTACAGCAATCTGATATCGAAAAATGTCTAACACTGCTGTGCGTATCTGTTATGCTGTGTGGGATACCTGCAATCAGCACACTGACAGCTCGGTTCAACGTCTGTTATTAGATATGAACTTTGCATTAGATAGCATCATTGCTCCTGTTTTTGATAGCGATATAATGGGAATGATAGAATGGGCTGCAAAAGAAACAGATTACACTCATTTGGTAATCTACAATAGCGGCACAGTGCTAATAAACATGTATGATGCTCAATCAAATTGGCATACTTTCTGTCAAAAATCATGGTTAGCAGCTGGACATATCATGTGTCGGCCAAACGATCAATATCCTTGGCTACACGATCAGACAGTGGCTGTGAACCTAAGCTATTGGTTGAAATGTGGAGAGCCACGACTGGGTGATGCAGAAACTGGATATGCAAATCTGCCATCCTATCAATCCAGTCCTGACAACGTGCACGACGACTATACGCCATTGTGGATACGCCCAAAGGTTGGTGTTGATGTTGTCACAGATGAACGCAAATTTGGATGGAATATAATTGCATCGGCCATGCATAATGGTTTTGAGATTTGTAACTTGCCAATTGATATCCGCAAGACAAAATTTTACACATATCCGGCTGATAATGGCGCAACGCTGGCACAGCGAGTATCTGACATAAGACGACATGATGCAAGCCAACTGCCTGTGGCGAATCCGGCCCAACAGAGATTATTAGAATCACTGCAGTGGATGATGTCGTCCAACAGCAATTCTTCGACATTTATCTTTAATACCAGCGACACTCTCATAGAACATGGCTGGTTACCAGATCAAGTACCAGATGCGTTGTGGACCACAGCAAGTGGATTTAAGTCATTTGTTGAATGGTACACTCGAGGAGCATCAGATAAATGCCAGATTAATACCTATGATTTCAACGCGAGATCTTTAGAAATTTGGCAACATATACACCAAAGCTGGTCTGGCAATGACATATATTCTTTTATCACAGACTGTCATCTCGGATCTGATTTGGACGATAGCTATTGCTGGGGCAATATACTTGCCAACGAGACGGTAAAACGCGGTAGTGCTAGGCAAGAGCATGATTTACACTTGTATTTTGGAAGTGCAGCTCACATGCAGGCTGCTTGGCAGAGATTCCAACAGTTGGATCATCGCTATCATCTCTGTAATCTCGTGGAAGATCCGCTTTACATTGCCAATACCATGCAGCCTGGCACTATGAATTTTGTATGGCTCAACAATATTTTCTATTTCAGACGCAATATCATGCTGTATGGCATACGTAAGCTTGGGCACAGTCTGGCAATTTTAGCCAAAGGCATACATGCCATTGCACCAGACAGTGTGATGCATGGGCAATGCGCACACTTATATTTTCAAGATACTCCTAAAAACGTGATAGATAGATTGGCCCAGAGAACTATTCCAAGATATCAATGTGACATGCACCAGTCGGGTACAAGCTATAAGAAATCCTATCCAGGTGTGCGATAAATATCTAGCATTGCATCGGAGTTTATCTCAATATGGCCATAGTAAGCATCAGTCGACTACAACATCGTAGAGGTTTGCGAGCAGATCTACCACACAATCTCAATGAAGCAGAGCTTGGATGGTGTCTTGATACCAGACAGTTGTTTATTGGTAACGGTAATACATACACCGGCAATAGTCAGATCTTGACGCAATGGAGCCCCAATGATCAGCTTATCACTCACAGATATGTGGGCGATACCGATATCAGCGCAGCAGGCACTGTGTCTAGGACCCTGGGCTCGCTGCTGGATGATACTCTTAATGTCAAAGATTATGGCGCAGTTGGCAACGGTATCACAGATGATAGAGCGGCCATACAACAAGCTATCAATGACGAATGGGCTAGGATTGCTACCAGTAATGCTGCAGTGTTCAGCAGCAGGAACATAATAAACTTCCCAGCTGGCACATATGCCGTATCAGGCACAATAAATCTGTTACCATTCATCACTTTAAAAGGGGAAGGTGTCAACAGAACTAACATCGCATTGATGTCAGGATCGGTTGGTCCAGTCTTCACTACGGCAGACAGCCTCGGACAGACTGGCGCTAACATAGGCACCAATGGTGCAGTGTTACCAAATAGCATCAGTGTTGATGCTATGAATGTTGACGGCAGTAGCGATCCTACCAACCCAGTGGTGAGCTTACAACGCTGCAGTGGTGTCACACTCAATAGTGTGAAACTTTTGGGTGGCTGGACAGAAGGCAGTGATCCCAGCACAGCGTCGCCTGGTGTGACCATAGAAAGTCTTGGCAATGCTGTGGTTACAGCAGACATAGCTTTTACAGCACTGAACATAAAGAACTGCAGTAATGCTATTGTGACCAGTGATCCAGTTCAGCGTATCAGCATTACTGGTTCGCAGATGGTACAGTGCTACAGCGGAATCAATCTCCTAGGCGGATCAAACGGTCCTAGCAATGTGCAGATCAGCGCTAGTAAATTCCAAGACATAAGCAGCTATGGTGTGTACATCAGTACCACCAATCGCGGTGTGACTAGCATCAACAACTCGTACATCGAAGTTGGTGTGACACAGGGTGTACCTGCCATACATTGGTCAGCTGGCACAGATTCTTGCTCCAGCATTGGCGATGTATTCAGTGCTAACACGCCGCAGAGCCGCATCTACAACGGTAACCCTGGCAAGAATTTGATATTTGATGCTCAGCAAACTGGTTTGGTTACCAATACACCTACACCGCTTGCAGTTGTGCTATTGAATGGACAGACCAATGCACTGACCGGTATAGTGTACAGTACCACTGGTGTGTCCAGTTTCTTTGGTGAGATAAAGTACAGCATCACCATGGGAACCTATAGGAGATCTGGCACGCTAACCATCACTTCGGATGGTACCACGGCTGATTTAAGTGACAGTAGCGTGCAGTTAAACACCAATGTATCAGTGGTGTTTTCGGTGACTGTATCTGGTAACATGATAGAAGTATCATACACTAGCACTGGCAGCACCCCTGGTGTCATGAACTATATACAGACATTGTGGCAATCATAAATCTCTCATAGGTTAATGCATAATCCTTTCCTATCGCATCCCCAACAGCTGAGACAGTCTTGGAAAGATCTTCGGACTTCTCTAAATGGTTCCGCAGATCTCCTAACCCAACTACAGTTGATCCTAGTGTTTTGGAACCAAGCTCCGATCAGCAAGCCGTATTTGGATTATATGGATCCTGCAAGTTGGCCAGATCCGTGGACATTATTGGACACAAAAATATTGGATAAGAACAGTATCAGCTTGGGAATGTTCTATACCATATTGCTGAGCAACGATGATGCCATTAAGAATATGGATATAACTCTAGCCATGATGCGTCAACCTCGCCTATCTTGGGAAGGTTTGGTTTGTGTGATCGACGGGCAGTGGATAATTGGTTACAACCACAATGCTGTGGTAGACCTTGACTCAATACCAGATCTGCATGTCATGCATAGGTACAAATATAATTTGCGTAAACGCTGTGTGGAGGAGATTGGCGTGGTTAGTGCTAGTTCCCATTGCGACTAATGCCGCAATATAAAGCAAAGATTTCAAGCCAATATTGGACAACTGACAAATAGTTAACAGGTTGGATGCTCACAGCTGATTTTGTCAAAAATCTGCCAAATAATGGTAATTTTTCCAAGGATTTATTGGGTTTTTATTGGTATCATAGGTTTGTCATAAACCAGGATTGGCGTTAAATATACCTGTTGCTGAAAGCGACTGTCCACCATACAATAGCAGGGAAAGATAAAGAGATGATCATGGCCACTTCACCTAAAAACGAGATACTGGTAACCAAACGTAATGGTAGCAAGGAGCCACTGAACATTGAAAAACTACACAAGGTAGTGTTCTGGGCAACTGAGGGTATCCAAGGAGTCAGTGCCAGTGAAGTTGAGATCCGCAGCCAGATCCAGTTCTATAACGGTATCAAGACACAGGACCTGCAGGAAACGCTGATCAAGGCCGCAGCTGATCTGATCAGCGAAGAAACACCCAACTATCAGTATGTTGCTGGACGTTTGGTCAACTATCATCTGCGCAAAGAAGTCTACGGTAACTATAAACCGTGGCACATACTGAATCTCATCAAAAAGAACGTTGCTGACGGCTTCTATGACGCACAACTGCTAGAAGAATACACAGAAGCTGAGTGGGACGCAATCAATCGCTTTATCGATCACGAGCGCGATGCCAGTCTTACCTATGTGGCCATGGAACAGATGCGCGGCAAGTATCTGGTGCAGAACCGTGTGACCGGCGAGATCAAAGAAACTCCCCAGATGGCGTATGCCCTGATCGCAGCCACGCTGTTCATTCGCCATGATAAGCCCACGAGATTGAACGTTATACACGATTATTACGATGCTATCAGCAGGCATGACATCAGCTTGCCCACGCCTATTATGGCAGGTGTGCGCACACCGCAGCGCCAGTTCAGTAGCTGCGTGTTGATCGAAACTGGGGACAGCCTAGACAGCATCAATGCCACTGCCAGCGCAGTGGTCAAATATGTAAGCCAAAAGGCTGGGATTGGCATAGGTGCTGGGTCTATTCGTGCTATTGGTTCTCCAATCAGGAACGGTGATGCCAGCCACACAGGCGTGGTACCGTTCTATAAGCTGTTCCAGGCGGCCACCCGTTCTTGCTCACAGGGTGGTGTACGCAATGGTGCAGCTACACTTTACTATCCTATCTGGCATCTGGAAGTTGAAGAGATGCTGGTTCTCAAGAACAACCGCGGCACAGAAGACAATCGCGTGCGCCACATGGATTACGGTGTACAGTTCAGCAAGCTATTCTACGAGCGCCTGATACAAGGCGGAGATATCACACTGTTCTCACCCAGCGATGTGCCAGGATTATATGATGCGTTCTTTGCTGATCAAGATCGGTTCCGTGCGTTGTATGAGACTGCTGAAAAGAACAGAAAGCTGCGCAAGAAGACAGTCAAGGCCATTGATTTGTTCAGTAGCTTCATGCAGGAACGCAAAGACACAGGCCGTATCTATCTACAGAACGTGGACAATGCCAACCAACACGGTGCGTTCATTGAAAGCATTGCTCCAATAAAGCAGAGCAACCTCTGTGCTGAGATTGACTTGCCTACCAAACCTCTGAATGATTTCAATGACGAAGAAGGCGAGATCAGCCTCTGCACTCTCAGTGCCATCAATTGGGGAAACATACGCAGCCCTGCTGACTTTGAAAAGCCCTGCAAGCTGGCAGTGATGGCACTGGACAATCTGCTTGATTACCAAACTTATCCCGTGAAAGCAGCCTATCGCAGCACCATGAACCGCCGCCCGCTGGGTATTGGAATCATCAATTTTGCTTACTGGCTGGCCAAGAATGGTGTGAGCTACAGCGATCCAGCAGCACTGCCATTGGTTGATGAATACATGGAAGCCATGAGCTATTATTTGATCAAAGCTTCGGTGGATTTGGCACGCACCAAGGGTGCTTGCTGTAAGAGTGAGGAAACCAAGTATGGGCATGGCATCGTTCCTATTGACACACGCAAGCGTGATATTGACGAGTTGGTACCACATGTGGAGCGCATGCCGTGGGCAGAGTTGCGTGAAGACCTGCAGGTAGTTGGCATCCGTAATAGCACGCTGATGGCAGTGATGCCCGCAGAAACATCAGCGCAAATAGCTAATGCCACCAACGGCATCGAACCACCCCGCAGCTTGATCAGCATTAAACAGAGCAAGCATGGTGTGCTCAAGCAGGTTGTTCCGGAGTTCCGCAGGCTCAAGAACAAATACGAGCTGCTCTGGGATCAGACCAGTCCGGAAGGCTATCTCAAGATATGTGCAGTGCTGCAGAAGTACATTGACCAAGGCATATCAGTGAATACATCTTATAATCCGCAGCATTATCAAGATGATAAGATCCCACTCAGCGAGATGCTGGGCCACTTGTTGATGTTCTATAAGTACGGCGGCAAGCAGCTTTATTATTTTCAGACTTACGATGGTCAGGGCGAGATCAACGTCACTAAGATGATGTCCGATGATCCTGCTGAGTTGCCGCCCATCGATGAAGCTGACTGCGAAAGCTGCACCATTTAAGCAGGTTGGCAACCAAAGCTACCTGCTACATAATTAACACATACAGATGAGGAAACAATCATGAGCGTTTTTGACGTTGCTAACCGATCGGACCACACCAAGAGCCTAGCGTTCCTTGATCCTCAGGGAGGTGTGAGCATCCAGCGCTATGACACCATGAAATACAAGACTCTGGACAAGCTCACGGAAAAACAATTATCGTTTTTCTGGTTACCTACCGAAGTTGATATCTTCAAGGATGCCAAAGACTTCAAGGATCTCACTGCGCACGAACAGCACATATTCACCAGCAACCTCAAGCGGCAGATACTGTTAGACAGCGTGCAAGGTCGTGCACCCAGCGTGGCATTTGGTCCTATCTGCAGCCTGCCTGAGCTGGAAAATTGGATCACCACCTGGACGTTTAGCGAGACCATACACAGCCGCAGCTACACACATATCATCAGAAATATCTATAGCAATCCCAGCAAGATCTTTGATGAGCTCATGGACATAGCTGAGATCGTAGACTGCGCAAGTGATATCAGCAAATACTACGACGAACTGATTGCCATGAATAACCTGCTGGCTCAATCCGGTCCTCGACCTGGATATGATGCATATCGTCACAAGCAGCTAATTTGGCTGTGCATGATGAGCGTGAACATCTTGGAAGGCGTGCGCTTCTACGTGAGCTTTGCCTGCAGCTGGGCATTTGCTGAAGTCAAGAAGATGGAAGGCAATGCCAAGATCATCAAGTTCATAGCACGCGACGAGAACCTGCACTTGGCATCAACACAAACGCTGCTGAAGATCTTGCCCAAGGATGATCCAGACTATGCCAAGATTGAAGTAGAATGCCAAGCTGAAGCAGTGAAGATGTTTGAGGATGCGGTGGATCAAGAAAAACGCTGGGCAGAATATCTGTTCAAGGATGGCAGCATGATCGGACTGAACAATCAGCTGTTAGGTGACTATGTGGAATGGATCGCCAACAAGCGCATGACTGCCGTGGGATTGCCCAGCAAGTACAAGGGAGGAAGTAATCCTCTGCCTTGGACACAGAAGTGGATAGCCGGCGGAGAAGTTCAAGTGGCCCCACAGGAAACAGAAATCTCAAGCTATGTGAGTGGTGGCACTAAACAGGACGTGGGCACTGACAGCTTCAAGGGTTTCAGCCTCTGATGAGAGTGGCCATAATCACTCCCTATCACCAGGAAGATGCTCGCACTCTGCGCAGGTGCCATGACAGCGTGATTGCTCAGACATATACCAACGTGCGTCACGTCTTGGTCAGCGATGGCATTCCGCATCCCATGGTAGAAAAGCTGGATGTTGATCACTATAAGCTGCCTCAAGCTCACGCAGATGCCGGTGCAACGCCTCGAGCATTAGGTGCGCTCAGTGCATTTAGCCAAGGCTACGATGCAGTGGGATTCATTGATGCTGATTGCTATCTCAAACCCAATCATGTGGAGCTCATGGTAAACATCCTGCGGGAGAGCGGTGCAGATGGTGTGATAGCCACTCGGGTAATACACAGTCAAGATGATCGTGAGATGTATGTTGACCGTGTGGAAAGCAACGGTGAGAACATGGTTGACACCAACAGCTGGTTCCTCACACGCAAAGCACTGCCTGCTATGACAGGATGGATAGTTGAACCAGGGCAACGCCTATGGAGTGATCGATACTTTGCCAAAGCTGTGATAGAGACTGGTATGGGCATAGTGCGCAGCGATGCACCCACAGTGGTGTACGTCACACGCTGGGCTTGGCATTATGAATACGCTGGTTGGCCCATACCAGATGGTACCGTGTGGATACATAACAATGCCGATGGCTCGCTAAGCCACGTTAAACACACCAATAAATAGTCCAGGGGATAACCTAATGCATGCAATCATTTACACCAAAGATCGCTGTCCTTATTGCACCAGAGCCAAGATGCTTTTTGACAATAGGGGCATCACCTATGAAGAGAAAATCATCGCTGTAAATGGCAAGGACAACAGAGAGCTCAGTGAAAATCAAACTTGGACTACCCGCGAAACACTGTTAGAAGCTGCTCCTGCTGCTAAGACTGTGCCGCAGATTTGGTTAGATGGTCAGCACATTGGCGGCTATGATGATCTCGCGAAACACCTAGGATAAACAAATGCCATATATACAGCGCTCAGTGCCGCAGGCACTTGACGTCTTTGACCCCGGTGTCATTGATGTCTATCACAGCCCTACAGTGTTTGTGAATTATCAACAGGTGGCATTGTGGAACGCTGCCCAGTTAGGTAACAGTGTGTTGAGCAGCTTAAACATACCTCCGCCTGCACCACTGCAGAACTATGCGCCAAATCCCGAACAGATCAACAACTTTAAGTCCAGTGCTGCAGGATCCCTGGCCAATCCAGTTGAAATCGATAACGTAGCAGGCGGAAGCATCGGCGTTACCAAGATGGATCAGGGCAACCCTCCTGGCCCTAATACCAGTGATCCCAATGATTTGGCTGGTAATCCAGATACAGCAGCGGGTGTGCCATTGGCAAATGGTGACACTGTGTTCGGCAGAGTTGAGAATCTTCTAAATCAATGCCTACAGGAAGCTGCCGGCGGAGCGTGGAAAGCCAACGGGAACAATCAAAATATTCTCGGCTGTTATGCACAGACCGGCGGTGTAGCAGCGGCACAACGTCTCGGACCAGGTGATAGCACACCGTGGTGTGCTGCATTTGCAGGATGGTTGCTGAAAGGTGCTGGTGCCAAGGCATTGGTTAGCTTTTCAGCAGACAGCTATAGGACCTCATGGGTAGCAAAGTGCGGAGCTACATCTCTGCCAATAAATGATCCTAGCACATGGCGTAGAAATGATCTCGTAGTGCATCTAGATGATCGCGGTAATCATCACGTGACTTTCATAAGAGGTGTAGACCTGCAGCAACAAGTATATCAGGGCGCAGGTGGCAACCAAAGCCACAACATGACACAATGCACCTTCCAATCTGGTAGCAGCCGGTGGATAGCCTTTGTTGGTAGGGCCTGGGATGTACCTGATGATTTTAATAAACCGATAATACAATCATTACCACGTGGATATAAGGTTCCCACTCGTTGATCTTGTGAGTTGTTACGTAACCTTGTACACTGTTCTAAACAGGAGCAATATCAATGTTACTAGAAAAGACATGGAAGGTTGACGACATCTGCACAGTAAAGATGGTCAGCGGCGAAGAGATCATTACCAAGATTGTTGCAGCAGATGATGCCAGCATCACAATGAGCAAACCGCTAAGCGTGCAACTGAGCATGGATCCTCAGAGCGGTCGGATGGGAATGCAGCTATTGCCTGGTTTTGTGCTCACGGTCAATGTTGATGCCAAGATCAAAGTGGGAATGAGCAATGTGATGTTCATTGCACCAACCGAAGAAGGCGTGAAAAAGAGCTATCTCAGCCAGACCACTGGTTTGGCAATATCCAGCGGAAGCAACGGCCTCAAAATTTGAGATATCCCTCCAATCCCGTGCCCAGCAAGACCATGGAGTGGGCACAGGGTCAACCCTGTAGCCACTGCGGCCAGCCCACTGAAGCCATATTACATCAGTTTCAAGGCGGCAATGCACAGTGGGTATACTGGGCCCCTCTGTACCATAATGCTGAGCGCAATCTGGGTTTCTGT